CACAAGGTTTTTGCACCTGTGGACAACGCCTGTGGATAACTATTCATTGATGACCCCAGCCATTACCTTTAAATGAAATGCCGAAAGTTGAGTAAATACGGCTCATGCTTTGCCCGCAGCATTGTGCGTCGCGTTCTTCGTGGATTGATTTATCCACCTCAACACGGATTTTGCACACCTTGCATTCAAACTCATAGATTGGCATTTGAAGTCCCTATCTGTGCAACCCCCATGACTTCGCACTTGGTGCATTGAATCACTTCCACACCGTCGGGCAGGTTGTTTGTTATTTTGTGAATTACCTGGTCGGTTATCTTCTTGCATTTGCGACATTCAAATTTGATTTTGTCCATAGTTACTCCTACGTAAATTTTCGATCGGCTGAAGGTTGATTTGTGTGACCCACCAATTGGGTTGCTTGGTGTGGCGATACCGTGGACGCTTAGCCATTGCAATGGGAATCCAACCAGCAATGAAGAAATGTGGGCTTTCGCCAGTGACCAGGATTGCCACGTCGTCAGTTCGATCGTATTCGTGAATTATCAGCTGACCCGCAACGTACTTTGTCCAGCGCACTTCAAAATGGCTGCCAACGTCCGCCCGGCGTTTGCCTTTGTCCTCAAATGGTTGAAATTCTAAATTGAGGTATTTGGCAACAACCCATTCAGCACCAATTGAATGTGCGTCCTGGGCTATCTGATCATGAAATGATTTTTCAGGCGTGTAACTGCCTTCTTTCCATTCGTGATAATCCTTGTTGTTTTTTGCCAATGCAATTGCGGCTTCATGGCAAATGAATTCTTCTTGCCGTGTAAGTGCCATTTTCACTATCGGCAACCTTTGCAAAACCAAATCACCTTTTCGCCACCGTATTGCTTTTGATAACCAAATGGGTCAAGACGCATTAGAATTGAACATTTGTCGCATTGCTCAATTTTGTATTCTTCAACCACTTCACCGTTCAATAGCAGTTTTGCGGTCATGCTTTGTGGATAGATAATTTCTGAATAGTCAGCCACGATCACACCTGTGGCTTCCACTTGCCGTCACTGGCAAGAACGTACCAATTTGGCGCACACTGAGTTGCTTTTGTGCGTTCAGTGCAGAAATACCCACCCCAATTCTTTGGCGCGCCTTCGTGGGCTTGCTTCCAAATGCGGTGACCGTGTGCGCATTGCGGTGCTTCTTCGACCAGTTGCCCACCCAGTTGTTTTGCAATTTCGTCCATTGATGAACCCAATGACGGAATACCTGATTGTTCGGCTTCAGCTGCGGTTTTGTATGACGGAATTTCACCGTGCTTTGTCGTCCAATAGTCAATGTCAGTGTTTGCAACCTTCGCAGGTGTCTTCTCAACCTGTTCCATGATTTCGCGTGTGCTGCGTTCAGCCCCACCCATGACCAATTGCTGCACCCTCATAATTGCTGAAGTGACTGTGTCCTCGACGAACCAACGCTTCATGTTTTGTTGGTATGCGCCCTGATAGCCAAATGCAAAATCAACGCCGTCAGGCAATTCAACAACGTCGGCTGAAACCGTGCATTCAGTCCCATGAGGTGTGCCTTTGTAGGCTTTGGCTTCCACTAGGACATAACCCTTTTCAGCACTGAATTCAACAATGCGGGTTTCAATTCTGCCGTTAGGAAATGTTTTCAGCCAGCGTTCAAGTCTTTCGCGTGACGCTTCGTAATTGTCCAAAAACCCCATTATTTCACCGCCTTGTTTGCAATGTGACGAACCATTGCCTTGCGACGGGCTAAGCCCTCGCGCTTGCCTTCTTTGAACCCTTTGGCGTAACCGACTGCACCGCCAATAATCATGAGGACAATAATCCCCACCAAACGACCCAATGTTGCTGGGTCTAAAAGATCAAGTACCATTTTGAATTCTCCCGATTCTAGGCGGTAGGACTACCACCTGAACTCAGGGTGACGCATGAATGGCGCGCGGTCAAGAACCTTGCGTGTTTGTCGGCGTGTCGATCGGCTTTGGCTTCGACTTTAACCCATTGCCAGCAAGCACACCGCCTAATGAACCAGTCAAGAAAATCGCCAGGGTTTTCAATAAGTCAATAAATGCAGCGTCATTGGGTGCTTGCGCCCCGATTGGTTGCGTCACGAAAATCAGCGCATAAGTGATACCAATTGTGACGATCAAAAACACCATTGCCAATGTCGTGCCAATTATCAAAATTAGCTGCGCATGGATTTCCTCAGGGGTTTTGCGACGTGCTGGTTTGTCCCGATTCAATTCCAAGTATGTCGTCAGTGCATGTTCCAGTCGGGACGCATTGCGGCGGCTGGCATTCTGGTTTCGACCAGTTGTCGTATTCTTGGCATTCATAGCGAATCCACCCTTGATACCCGCAAGCGGACTGGGTTAGTGCAAGTGCCCAAACCAACCCAGCCGCTGCGAATCGTCGGCTCACTTCCCCGTAGAACCGAAGGCTTTGTCGTTTGGATTAAGCCAGCGCAAAATCACTGGTGCGACGGCTGCAACCCCACCCATTGCCAGGGTCTTTGGGTCGGTTACGCCTGCAAGATATAACGCTAACGCTGCTGCCATAAATGAGCGCGCCCATGACGCTGCTATGGCTTTGGCTTGTTCCATTTTTTCTCCTTTGTTGGTTTTGCTGCCGACTTTGGAATTTCAACCTTTGGAAATTCTCCCTTATACGGGACGAATTTTGGAATACCAAAACCGACGATCTCTTTACCTTCGCCGTATGACCGAACCTTCACCATTACCATGCCGCCATTGCGCTGGTCGCCTGTCCCGCTGGTGTTTCCCTCGATCGTCAAACATGTCTTTGTGTCAATAAGTCCCACGACAATTCCAATGTGGCTGATTCGATCAACGCCGTCGTGTGGAAAGTCCATGAAAGCCAAGTAGCCCAGTTGCGGCATACCTGACCAACGTTGCATTTCTTTGAATCTGTGTGCGCCTTGCGCGGTTGAAACAACTGAATGAATCTTGACCCCTGCTTGATCTGCACACCAGTTGACAAATGAACCACACCACGGCAAACCGTCTGCCTTTGTAAATTTACCGTATTTGGTCAGGTTGTCACCTTCTTCGATCGTGCCCACCTCAGCGGCTGCGACCTCGATCAAACGTGCGTTTGTGCCTTGCGGGTAGGTCATGCCAACAACGCTGCCGCTTCTTCGGCGGTCAACCCTAGTTTTGCCAAGACTGCCTGACGTGACGCTTCTTTGTCCGCCTTTGCCTGGTCTTCAGCTGCTTTCGCCTGCTCGAATGCCAATGCGTCCGCTTCGCGTTGTGCGATTTCTTCAGCGGTCAATTCGATTTCCTCAACCTGTCCAGTTGAGCAGTCGACGACCAGTTTGATGTCTGCCATTTTTTCTCCTTATGCGTTGGAAATGCCGTAAAGCGTAGCGGTGGAATATTGACGAATGTTGCCTGCTGAAAATGTAAAACCCAATGCCGTGATCGCTGCCGTATTTGACCACAATGAAGCAGTGAGATCGGCGTAGGCAGTGGTTGCATTTTGTTCGGAAACGCCGTCAGTTGAAAATGATTTGTTGTTTGAACCCGCATAATTTGGTAAATAAACTTCAATGTTGCTGAAAATTGTTGCGCTTGAAAACGCATAAGCAATTCGCCCGCTTGTCCCATTATAAGACGCAGCCCCTGCACCGTCACCTTCAAGCAATTTGTAAGTAAAATTTGCCGTCGAACTATTGATTGACATAAGCATAGCGTTTGAACTACCCGCACTCACTGACAATTTGACGCATAAATCCGTATAAGTGCTAGGAATTGAAGTAAAATCAATTGAGGAAGCACCGCCAGCACCCACAGTCACTGAAGCAATTTTGATGTATGTCGCCATTATGCAGCCTTTATTCCGTAAAGCGTAAAAGTTGAACCGCTTGAAATGTTGAACCCTGTTGGAAAAATGTAAATTGAATTTATGGCTGAAGTGCTGCGCCAAGAATTAGCGCGAGAAACCACAAATGTGTTTGTGTTATCTCTCGAAATAATTGTTTTGTTTGTCGTCGTATTTGAATAATTCATCATTTGAACGATTGCATTGCTTTGGGCTGAACCGTAAAACGCTGCCCGAACCGCCGTTGCGTTGCTTGTGCGGTTTGATGTGGCAGATGAACCGTCACCAAATAAATTCGTATTTGAATAATTTGACCCTGAATCTGAATTGAACTGCAAATTCAAAAACTGATCGGCATTTGTGCATTGATAATTGGCAACCAAAATTAAATCGGTGTAAGCCCCGGAAATGCTAGAAAAGGTCACTGAACTAGCTGCGCTGCCCAGTGTTGTCGTTGCAATTTTCTCGTATGTTTTTGGCATTTCAACCCTTTATCCCGTACAACGCAATTTGCGAATACTGTGAAAAATTAGCGGAAACGGGTTTCACCACAATTGAAGTGACTGCCGCTGGTGTGGCTGACCATGAACCAGAAGCCAAATCCATGTTACCGCTGCCATTGTCATCATAACCGCCTAAGAATCTGACTGTTTTGTTTTTATTTGTAGACGTGTAATCCAGCACGTCGACCACACCACCCGCAATTGATGAAGTCGAACCCGTGTAATACAACGCAACGGCAGAATACGCGCCGCCAAATGGAATGCCAGCAATTGCGCTTGAACCGTTACCGTATAAAATGTGATTCCAATAATTGTTGCCTGTGTCACCATTAAAACGCATGATCACGTCGTCACCAGCAGACAATTTTGAAATGAATCTAATTTGCAAATGCTGATAAGTCGAAGGAATGCTTGAAAATGTGATCGACGAAGCACCGCCAGCCCCAACCGTAGTTGTGGCAATTGATTCGTAATCACCAACCGCAGCGAAATACGACGAAGCAATTACGCCTGGAATAATCACGCCAAGTCGCCCACAATAGTGAAGGTATTTGAAGCGGTGCAGATAATTGTGCAAGCCGAATAACGTGCGCGCAAAACTGGTGCTGAAGCCGTTGCCCCTGTTGAAGTGATTGTCACGCCTGCGCCCTGTGCAAACGAAGTTAAGCCAACGCCAATTGACTGCACGTTGATTATGTTGCCAGCGGTGAAAACTGAAGGTGGGACTGTGACGGTGACGGCTGAAGCGTTTGAAGTAGTAACCCATTTGTTCGCTGCATCAGCTGCAACCAGGGTGTAAGTCGTGCCAGTCTGCGCATTGAAAGCAAGGGTGGAATCGTCTTGTTCTATCCATGTGAAGTCCATGTCGGTGTTTGAAGCCTTAGACAACACTTGACCAGTTGTGCCGCCTTTAAGGTCAACCAGTGTCGTGTCTACGGCTTGACCAAATGTTTCAAAATCGGCTGGCAAGTCTGTGACCAAGTCACTCGACGTTGGCATTTGCCAGTTGAAATTTGTAGTCGGGTTTGCCATGTCTTCTCCTTCTTAGGTGATAATTGTTGCACGTGCCCAGTCAAGTGTGGGCGACACGCCCGACCAGGTAAATGTGTTGGAAATGTCTGCCCACGGCAATGCCTGCAATGAATAGGCAGTTGGCGTTGCGGTCAATGTCACTGAAAGTCTGTTGTACGCGGCTTGAAATGACCAGCCCTCGACGAAGCCTTGGAAGATTGACCCCATGTTCAACGGTAGATCGTTGACCGCAATTGGCATTCCCATGAAAACGTTGATCAGGTTGTCACGGTCTGCGTCGTCTAATTCAGGGTTTGTCAGGTCAAATGTAATTTCGGAAAAAATTGGTTGAGGTGTCTTACGCAATGCCAAATAGAAATCTGCCTGATCTTCGGCGTCAGCTGCATTGTGCAACGTTGTCGTGATGATTTGGGAAAGTTGCCCGTATTCATTGATTGAATCGGTGTCGCTGGCTGAACGCTCACTGCTGCTGGTTGCGTCGTATTTGATTGTTATGTTGTTGCGGACGTCGCCTGCACGGGTCTGGATTCGAAGCCCTGCTGCACGTGCCTGATTAGCCGTAAGGTCGACGTAACCGTTGGCGGTTAGGTATTGGGTGCGGTGCGTACTGTCGGCGTAGCCAATGCGCCCCTGGGCGTCTTCAAATAGGTATCCCAGCCCCGACGTTGCCAATGCCGAAACCAGCGAATAAACGTCGGTTCGGTTTGACGCTCGAACTGCCAATTCATAATTGCCAGGGGTATCAATTGTTCCCAGCCCTGAATTCTCAGCGTTTGCCCACGTAACGGTTGGGTCGTAAGTTGCCCAGGTAAGTGAGCCAGGCACGTCAGCCCAGGTGTTAAATAACACTTCAGCCAAAATGTCATAGATTTGGTTGCCGTCATAATCTTTGGAAAGCACGCCATTGGTCAACGCCTTTGGCAAACGTGCCAGTGCGCCCAATGCGGTGATCGAATAAGTCTGCGTGAACGTGGTTGAACCGACGTCACGGACTTCAAGCCCAATGTCAACGACGCTGCCACCGAAAATCGGCACGAAGGTTGATGACGTGTCTTGCACCTGAATCGAAATCGTCGAATTGATCTGAACTGGGATTGCGGTTTGATTGACGTCGATCAGTTGAATGTTGACGTAGCCCGCTTGCGCCTGCTCGTAAATGTTTGTTCGACCGCTGCGAATGGTCAGGTTAGCCAAAACGGCGTCAGTGTATTCAACGCCGTCAATTGTCACTTTCCAAATTGGTGACCATTGCGTCATGCTATTTGAAGACTTCCTGCGCCGCCCGTGCCACGGTAGAACGAATCATTCAAGGTTTCAACGATCGTGCGGGCAGTACCTTCGCGGTCAAATGCACCAGTTACGGTCAGGTTGATTGTTGTGCCGCTGGTTGCCGCTTCGGCTTCACGGAATCGACCCGCAGCGAAAGAACCTGTCACAACGTTGCCTGACGCCACCGCAGCGGCAGCAGCTGAAGTCGTCGCAGCAGTAACGCCACCGCCACCACCACCGCCACCAGCGGTTGAACCGCCCGTTACGGTTGGCGCGGTAATTTTTGGAACTGTGGTCGTTCCAGTCGAACCACCGCCGACCTTTGGAATTGTGATTGTTGGTGCGCTGGTGGTTGGTATCAATGGAATGTTCGGCAGGACTGGAATTCTGTTGTATGCAGAAATTAGGGCATTGACCGCAGAAATTGCACCGTTGACAACGGTGACGACTGCCTGCGCCACGTTGCCAATTAGATTGATCACGCCACTGACCGCAGTGCCAACCACCTTAATTGCACCGCCCAAAACCGTGCCAACCACCGGCGCAACGTAGGTTTGGATTATTTCTGCAAATGCTGAAAATGCTTCACTGTTGTTTTGAATTGCAGTCTTGATCTTATTAAACGCAGACAACAACCCTTCAATGATTGGTGTGAAAACCGTGACAATTGTATTGCCAACCGAAGTGATGACACCGCCCAAGCCTTTACCGTCTAGGCTGAATGCTCCTGAAAATGCGTTGATAACTGGCAACGCGTTTTTATTAATAAAGTTGATGACCTTTTCAAGAATAGGCAACAACGCAAAACCAATTGTTTCTTTCGCTTCGTCGAAGGCAACCTGCATTCGTGCGATTCGTCCCGCGTAGGTATCAGCATTACGCGCAGCAGCACCACCGAATAGATCGGTCAATTTGCCTTGCACGTCGGTGAATGACATTGTTTTCAATTCAGCAGCTGAAAGTCCAATGCCCAATTTGCCCAGTGACGCAGTGTTTCCGTCGTACGCCTTACCCAACGCGTTCGCGACTGTTTCAAGCGGTTTGCCTGTTGCAGTTGCAACGTCAAGGGCGGTGGTCAATAAATCTTGCGCCTGGGTTATGTCCCCAGTTGATCGAACCAAAC